GGACTACGACGACGTCCTCCATGTGGTGGACATGGTGCGGTTTAAGAGCGGCGACGGCATGTTCATCGTTGAGTCGATCTTGAATCTTTGTCAGAAATGGTATAGTCCCCACCTACAGCTCGGGTTCGAGGACGGGCAGATTTTCCGCGCCATCGAGACGCTCCTCAAAAAGCGCATGCGGGAGCGGCGGTTCTACCCCTCGTCCGTGCTGCTGAAACCCATCACCGACAAGATGGCCCGGGCGCGACCGCTCCAGGGGCGCATGCAGCAAGGGATGGTGAGTTTTTCCGACAGCGCCGAATGGTATGAAGGCGCACGGGCAGAGATGCTGCGCTTCCCGGCCGGTGTGCACGACGATCAGGTCGACGCGCTGGCTTGGATGGCGACGATGGCGGTCAACAAGGAGCCTCCACGCAGGCCGAAGACGAAGGAACCAGAATCATGGCGCAAGAAACTCAGCGTGCTCGGCGGGACGGTCGGCCACATGGCGGCCTAGAGTGGGACGGATACGCATGAGCTGCCCCCAATTCATCGTCGATAGCATGGCGCTGCGCACCGCAGCCCACCTGGCCCACCTCTCGACCGAGTCCTACGCCCAGCACGTCGCCCTCGGCGACTTCTACAGCGCCCTCCTGCCGCTGGTTGACCAGTACGCCGAGGTTTACATGGGCACCGGGGGCCGGATCAAGTCGTTCCCCGCCACCAGCCTGCCCTCGGGCAACCTGATCTCCAGCCTGACCGCCTACCTCGGCAAGATCGCAGCCGAGCTGGCCGAGGACGGCAAGAACCAGGCCCTGGCCAACATCCTGAACGAGCTGCAGGCCCTGACGGCCCAGACCTTGTACAAGCTGAGATACCTGAAATGAGCGCGCCCTCCCCACAAACACACGAAACCGGCCTGATCGGCACGGCGGACCACTCGCGCGAGCGGGTCCGCCACCATGCCGATTGACACTGCACTCGCCACAAAAATCTGGACGCGGTATGCGTGGAGTCGTGACAACGGTCATGCCCAGTTCGTCCAGAAGGCGGAGAAATGCGACGCCTTCTTCCGGGGCGACCAGTGGGACCGCGCCGACAAGGCCCGCCTGGAGGCCGTGCGCCGCCCGGCGCTGACGATCAACAAGATCCTCTCCACGATCAGCAACGTGCTGGGCGAGCAGATCTTCAACCGGGCCGAGACGAGCTTCCGGCCGCGCTCCGGTGCCCCCAGCGAAGTCGCTGACATCCTCACCAAGGTCTTCAAGCAGATCAGCGACAACAACCAGCTCGACTGGAAGCGCAGCGACATGTTCGCCGACGGTGCCATCACCTCCCGGGGCTTCCTGGACGTGCGCATCGGCTACGGCGACAGCATGCAGGGCGAGGTGATCGTCGACAACCTGAACCCCAAGAACGTCATCATCGATCCGGACGGCGAAGAGTACGACCCGGACAGCTGGAGCGAGGTGTTCACGACCAAGTGGGTCACCGCAGACGACATCGCGGTGCTCTACAACAAGGAGGACGCCGAATATCTGCGCAACCGCGAGCAGAGCTTCTTCCCCTACGGCTACGACAGCATCCAGGCCTTCCGTGACCGGTTCGGCGACCGGTTCAACCCGATGTACACGGGCGACTATGACAACAGCTCGGTGATGCGCAACATCCGCCTGATCGAGCGCCAGTACCGCCTGCTGGACCGCCAGAAACACTTCGTCGACCCCACCACGGGCGACATGCGCCCCATCCCAGACGACTTCGACCGCAACAAGATCGCCCTGATGACGAGCCAGTACGGGCTGCAGGTCACGACCAAGCTCGTGCGCCGCATCCGTTGGACGGTGATCGCCGACAACGTGCGCCTGCACGACGACTGGAGCCCCTACAAGCACTTCACGGTGGTGCCGTTCTTCCCGTACTTCCGCCGGGGCACGACCATCGGCTTGGTCGAGAACCTGCTGGGTCCCCAGGAGCTGCTGAACAAGGTCTCCAGTCAGGAGCTGCACGTCATCAACACCACGGCCAACAGCGGCTGGAAGGTCAAGACCGGCTCGCTCACGAATATGACCGTGGAGGAGCTGGAAGAAAAGGGCGCCCAGACCGGGCTGGTAGTCGAGGTCAACGACGTCAACGACATCGAAAAGATCCAGCCCAACCAGGTGCCCACCGGCCTGGACCGCATCACCTACAAGGCCGAAGAGCACATCAAGACGATCTCCGGCGTATCGGACTCTGCCCGGGGCTTCGACCGCGAGGACGTGGCTGCCAAGGCCATCCAGGCCAAGCGCCAGGCCGGCGCGACGAACCTGGCCAAGCCGATGGACAGCCTGTCGCGCACCGACCACATTCTGGCCCGCAACATCCTCGACCTGGTGCAGCAGTTCTACACCGAAGAGCGCATCATGACGATCACCCACGACGAGGCCACAGGCGAGACCGAGACCTTCGCCGTGAACGAGGTCACCCCTGCAGGCCAGATCGTTAACGACCTGACCCTGGGTGAGTACGACGTGGTGGTCAGCTCCGTACCGCGCCGCGAGACCCTGGAAGACAACCAGTTCGAGCAGGCCGTGGCGCTGCGCGAGATGGGCGTGATGATCCCCGACAGCGTGCTGATCGACTCCAGCCGCCTGATGAACAAGAAGGACATCATCAAGCAGATGCAGGGCGACCAGGAGAGCCCCGAAGCCCAGGCCGCAGCCGAGCTGCAGCGCCGTGCCCAGGAAGCCGAAGTCAGCAAGGCCGAAGGCGAAGCCGCCCAGAAGCACGCCGACTCCCAGCTCAAGGGTGCCAAGACCCAGGAAACGATGGTCAAGGCCCAGGTCCTGGCCAACACCCCGCCCGACGCCCCAGACACCGGCAACCCCGAGCTGGAGATGGCCCAGGCCCAGCACGACGCTGAGCTGGCCGAGCGCGAGTTCGAGCACAGGCGCGTGCTGGACTACCAGAAGCTCGGCCTCCAGCGCCAGCAGCACAACGACAAGCTGTCCATGCAGGCCCAGCAGCAGGCACAGGAACGCTTGGATAAGCGCGCCGAAGCATCCCGCGAGGCCGCCATGGCCGCGCAGAAGCCCCAGACCACCCAACCAACCAAAGGACTACGATGAACCCGCTCTTGAAGAAGCTCCTCTCTCGCTACATGGCCCCGGCGGGCGATGATGGCTCCGACACCGGCGGTTCCGGCGTGATCGACCGGGGCGACGACTTCGTCTCCACGGATGACGAGCCGGCACCGGTCGCAAAACCCACTCCGAAGGCTGCAGACTCGGACGACGACATCGACCCCGAAGACCCGGACGCGGACCCTGAAGCTGCGGCCGAAACCCCCGCCGAGAAGAAGCAGCGCGAGCAGCGCATCCCGCTGTCCCGCCACAAGGACCTGCTGGAGAAGGAACGCGCCAAGCGCGCCGACCTGGAGCGCCAGCTGTCGCAATTCCAGCGCGGCACCGAAGTCGCCTCCCTGAACCAGGACATCACCCAGGCCGAGGAAAGCATCCTGGCCATGGAGAAGCAGTACAACGCTCTGCTGGGCGAGGGCGAGCTGGACCAGGCCGCGGCCCTGATGTCCAAGATCCGCCAGGCCGAGCGCAGCATCGGCGACGCCAAGAACGACATGAAGATCGCGGCGGCCGAAGCCCGCGCCACCGAGCGCGCCCGCTACAACGTGGCCCTGGAGCGCATCGAGTCAGCCTACCCGAGCCTGAACGAAGACCACGCCGATTACGACGAAGCCCTGATGGAGGACGTGATTGACCTCAAGGGTGCGTACGAGCGCAAGGGCCTGACCCCCACCGCCGCCATGCAGAAGGCCGTGGACAAGCTGCTGGGCACGAGCACCAAGAAGCAGGAAGCCGCCATCGACACCACGCCGCGCGTGGCCGACAAGGACGTGGCCGCCGAGCGCAAGAAGGACGCCGTGAAGAAGACCCTGGATGCCGTGGGTAAGACGCCGCCCAGCATGACTAAGGTGGGCATGGACAGCGACAAGGCCGGCGGCTCCCTGACCGCCAAGGACGTCATGAAGCTGAGCCAGGACGACTTCCGCAAGCTGCCGGACGACGTGCTGGCCCGGATGCGGGGGGATGAGCTGTGAGCACCCGCATGACCGCCGCCGCCAAGGCATCCGCCGCCGTAGCCCTGGCCAGCGGCGCCACCGCCGAGACCTTCGCTTCTCCGCTGGAACTCTCCGTCGCCCGCGTGGCCCACGAGGTCAACAAGGCCTACTGTGAGGCCGTCGGCGACATGACCCAGACCAACTGGGAAGACGCTCCGCAGTGGCAGCGCGACAGCGCCGTCAAGGGCGTACAGCTGCACCTGCGCAACCCGAACCTGGGCGTGAGTGCCAGCCACGACGCCTGGATGCGCGAGAAGCTGGACACCGGCTGGACCTACGGCCCGATCAAGGACCCGGCCAAGAAGGAGCACCCCTGCATCGTCCCGTACGCTGACCTGCCGACCGAGCAGAAGGCCAAAGACTTCATCTTCCGTGGCGTCGTCCACGCTATCGCACGCGAGCAGGCTCGCTGAAAGGAACCCCGTGACCCACCGCTACATCGGTACAAAAGAAGTAACTGCATGGCCTGCCGAGAAAGACGGCGCGCCCGGTTACGGCGTTAAGTACGCCGACGGCCATATCAGCTGGAGCCCGAAAGAGGCCTTTGAGGGCGCGTACCGCACCAGCGAACCGGGGCTGCCGCAGGCACTGACCTTCGGCGATGCTCTGCATTACATGAAGCTGGGCATGCGCGCCTCGCGCGCCGGCTGGAACGGCAAGGGCATGTTCGTGTACTTGGTCCCACCGGCCAGCTACCCAGTGCAGACTGGCGCGGCCAAGGCGCACTTCGGCGCAGGCGCGATGGTGCCCTACAACGCCTATATGGCGATCAAAAACGTGGATGGTACGGTCAGTACCTGGGTGCCCAGCGTGAACGACGTGTTGGCCGACGATTGGAGTGTCGCATGAACCACATCCCATCACCCGACACGTCCGACGCAGGCATCGAGCGCCTGATCCAGGCCAAGGGAAAGACTGCCCCACGGGTGACCCCAGAAGACATGTCGGCAAACATCATTGACACCGAGATCGTGAAGCACGTCAGTGTCAACGGCCAGGTGCTGCGCTGGGCAGTCATCACGACTCGCAACGGCTTCGCCGTCGTTGGGCGCCCCTCGGTCAGCGTTTCCCCAGAGAACGACGACGCAGAGATCGGCGTAGCGGTTGCCATCAGCAACACCAAGAACGAGCTGTGGCCCCTCATGGGCTACGAGCTGCGCAGCAAGCTGGCCGCCAGCTGACCCCACGCAAATAAACCACAGCGGCGCTTCGGCGCCGCTTGTCGTTTATCTTTTTTGGGTTAGAATGCGGCTCATCGGTTAAAGGCAAAGATCCCGACAGCATCTTTCCACTTTCGTTGGTCGAGACGACACATCGGCAAAAGGCAGGCCCTCCAGGCCGATCGTTTGTCTACCAGCGAAAGGGTGCCCCATGGCTCTCACCAATTTTGGACTTCTGACGTCCGAACAAAAGACCGTCTGGTCTATGGACCTGTGGAAACAGGCCCGTAACCACTCCTTCATCAACCGCTTCCTGGGCAAGGGCCCCAACAGCCTGATTCAGCACATCACCGAGCTGAAGAAGTCGGAAAAGGGCGCCCGCGCAGTCATCACGCTGCTGGCCGACCTGACCGGCGACGGCGTTGCCGGTGACCGCACGCTGGAAGGCAACGAAGAAGCGATGCAGACCTTTGACCAGGTCATCCGCATCGACCAGCTGCGCCACGCCAACCGCCACGAAGGCCGCATGGCCGACCAGAAGTCCATCGTCGAGTTCCGGGGCAACAGCCGCGATGTGCTGAGCTACTGGCTCGCCGACCGCATGGACCAGCTGGCATTCCAGACCATGGCCGGCATCAGCTACGCCAAGAAGCCCAACGGCGCGAACCGCATCGGCTCCGACCTCCAGTTCCTGGAGTTCGCTGCCGACGTGGCTGCTCCGACCGCTGCCCGCCGCCTGCGCTGGGACGGCACCTCGGCCACCAAGACCCTGGTGTCCGCAGCTGCCAGCTCCGGTGTGGCCGCCACCGACACCCCGATGTGGGAAATGTTCGTGCAGCTCAAGGCCTACGCCAAGGACCGCTACATCCGTGGCGTGAAGGAAGACGGCGGCGAGGAAACCTTCCACGCCTTCCTGACGCCCCAGGCCATGGCCAAGCTGAAGATGGACCAGAACTACATGCTCAACCTGCGCCACGCGCAAGAGCGTGACAAGGCCAACCCGCTCTTCACCGGCGCGACCGTGAAGATCGACGGCATCTACCTGCACGAGTTCCGCCATGTGCCCAACACCACCGGTGCGGCCAGCGGCTCGAAGTACGGTGCGGTGGGCACGGTCGACGGTTGCCAGGTTCTGTTCTGCGGCGCACAAGCCCTGGGCATGGCCGACATCGGCGCACCCGAGTGGAACGAGAAGGGCTTCGACTACGAGAACTCGCAAGGTATCTCGGTGGGCAAGATCCTCGGCTTCCTGAAGCCCAAGTTCGGCAACATCTACGAGAACGGTTCCGTCGAAGACTTCGGCGTGATCTCGTGCTACGTGGCTCAGTAAGGAGGGCATCACCATGGCTCTGAAACAAGCAACCCGTGGCGCACAGCCCGTCATGTCGGCTGAATTCGTGTTCAGCTTCAACGACACCATGAAAGACACCGCCGGGGCCCTCAAGACCTTCGGCTCCGTCTACACCGACGCCGGTGTCTTCGAGGTCATCAACCTGCCCCAGGGTGCGGTGGTGGTCGGCGGCGAACTGATCGTCGAAGAAGCGGGCGTGGGCCCTACGGCCTACACCGCCGCTGTCGGCACCTCGGCCTCCGCCGCCGCCCTCCTGGCAGCAACGACCTTGCTGTCCGCAGCCGGTACCCGGGTCGCCCTGACCGGTTTGGGCCTGGCGGCTGTGGACGGCAAGAACGTGCGCGTGACCATCGCCTCGACGGTGGCCAACGCCTCGGCCGGCAAGTTCCGCCTCCGCGTGAACTACACGACCGACGGCCGTATCACCGAAGTCAACCCGAACTGATCGGGACCATGAAGACGGGGCCTTAGCGCCCCGTTCTTCCATCACCTGGAGATCGTTATGAAGTTCACCCTCAACCGCGACCGTGTCCACGCCTCCGTGCTGGGCCTGTCCGTCGAGTTCAAAAAGGGCGTGCCCACGCACGTCCCACCCGAGCTGTACGCCGAGGTGCAGGCCATTGGTGCCGTGCCCGACGACGAGATCGAAGACGCGCCCAGCGCCGTCAAGACCAACGAACCCCAAGACCCGAACAAGCGCAAGGACGATGTCTTCGCCGCGTTCGAGATGCTCGCCCTGCGCAACTCCCGCGAAGACTTCACCGCTGGCGGTGCCCCGCACGGCGGCGCTCTCGAGTCGATCCTGGGCTGGAAGCTCGGCGCCAAGGAGCGCGACATCCTGTGGGCTGAGTTCAAGATCGGCAAGGACGACTGAGCGCCATGGACACGACAGAACTCCTCGGCCTGTTCCGTGCAGAGATGCGCGACCAGGAGCAGCCGTACCTGTTTGCGGATGGGACGGTCTACGCCTACATCAACGCAGCACAGGTGGAGTTCTGCCGCCTCACCGAAGGTATCGAGGACGGACGCTCGATCAAGCTCAACGTCGTCCCCGGCGTCGAGTGGTATCCGCTCAACAAGCGCATCCTGAAGTTGCGCAAGGCCTACCCCACCAGCACGGGGCGCCCGGTTGACATCGTCAACCAGGAGCGCGCCGAGCAGGGCGGTATTCGTTTTGACGGTCGCCCCGGCCCCCTGAAGGCTCTGGTGGCCGGTATCGAGAAGGGCATGCTCCGCGCTTGGCCCCTGCCTCACGAGGCAGTCGAGGTCACGTTGGACGTGTTCCGCCTACCAGACCCGGTAGGCGAGGGGGACCCATTCGAGATCGATGAGCAGCACCACATGGCGCTGCTGTACTGGGCCAAGCGCCTGGCGTACGACACCCAGGACGCCGACGTCTTCGACCGCCGCAAGTCCGAAGAATACGAGGCGAAGTTCCGGGCCTACTGCGAACGGGCCCGCCTAGAGCAGACCCGTGCGCGGCGCCAAGTCGGCTCCGTCCAGTACGGGGGGCTGTGACGCTGCGCGCAGGACCCGATGAAGAACGAGACCATTGAACAGCTCGCCGCAGTAGGCGACCGCGCACGCGACGCAGGCGCGGGCCTTGGCTTTTTTGGCTGGCTTCTGTCGTCGCAATTTATCGGCCTCGCGGGCCTCGCGGTGGCGCTCGTAGGCGCGCTCATCGGGTGGCACTACAAACGAGAGGCCAATCGCAGGCACGTCGAGGAACACAAATTGCGCGTTGCCGAGCACGAGTTGCGAATGGACTTGATGCGGAACGGTCGCTACGTGGGGGTGGAGTTCCCTGAGCAGGGGGCCGACGAATGACGCCGCTCACCAGCCGAAAGTTCTTGATTGCGCTGTTCGCTCAATCTGCCAACGTCGCCCTGTGCGCGTTCCGGCTCGTTGACGCGGGCGTGTACGCGACCTGCACCGCGATCATTGTGGGCGGCTATCTAACAAGCAACGTGGTGCAGAAAGCCACAGCGAAGGCAAAAGATGCCGGGCAGTAAAAACCTGCGCAGCGCCATCTCCGGCCTGGCGCTCTCTGCCGCCGGGCTGATCGCGCTGGTCTCCCACGAGGGGTTCCGGGACAAGGCGTACATCCCTGTGCCGGGGGACCGCCCCACAGTCGGCTTTGGGTCCACGTTCAACCCGGACGGCTCGCCGGTGAAGCTGGGCGACACGGCCACGCCGCAAAAAGCACTGCGCATGTCGCTGGCCCATATCAGCAAGGACGAGCTGAATCTCAAGCGCTGTGTCACCGGCCCGCTGAGCCAGGCGGAGTACGACATCCTGGTGGACTTCGCATACTGGCGCGGCAGTGGAGGGGCATGCCGCTCCGAAGTAGTGAAGGCCATCAACCGCGGTGACTACAGCGCGGCGTGCGCCGCGTACCTGAACCTCGACTCACGCCGGGCGACTGGTAAAGACTGCAGCCTGCCCGGCAGCGGCTGTCGCGGCGTATGGGTGCGCGCCCAAGAGCGCCACAAAAAGTGCATGGAGGCCCAATGATCTACACCCACCTCGCCGCAGCCGTCATCGCGGCGCTGGCCGCCTGGTTCTTCCAGGACAACCGCTACGCCGCCGAGCTGGCCGAACTGCGGCTGGAGCAGACGAGCGCAGTGCTCGACGCCACCAACGCCGTGCGCACCCAAGAGCGCGCAATCAGCAAGACCTACCAGGAGGCCCTCAATGCTGCCACCCAACGTGAAACTGTGTCTCGCCGCCATCTCGACGCTGCTGCTCGTGAGTCTGATGGGCTGCGCGCACAACTCTCCGACACCGCCCGCAGAATTGCCGACGCTCCCCCCACCACCGTCGCTGAGTACGCCACTGCCGTCAGTGGACTATTCGCTGACTGCAGCCGAGACTATCAAGGGCTGGCAGGCAAGGCTACGGGCCACGCGAATGATGTCCGAAAGCACCGCGAAGCCTGGCCGGTGATACCGGGTAAATGAACCGAACAATGGCGGCTGCCCCAGCAGGGGGTGGGAGCCATTTGCGGGGCGCTCATTCCTCGCTACCCAACCCCCTGCCGTACCGCAAAGCCTTAACTCCGGGGCTTTGCGGTACACTGTCGTTTATCTTTCAAAGAAAGTTGGCGGACCCATGAAGCCCTCGGTGCAAGCCCTCACGAGGAACCACCATGGCCAACGCCCTCTATGTCAAAGGCAAGGAAAAGATCCTTTCCGCCTCCATCAATTTCGTCACCGACACGATCAAGGTCATGCTGGTGAAGAACACCTACCCGCAAAGCATCGCAGGCGACGAGTTCCTGACGGCCGTGGAGGCGTACCGCCTCAACACCGACCAGACGCTGGCATCCAAGTCGGTAGCCTCCGGCGCGTTCGACGCTGGTGACGCGACGTTTGCGGCCGTCACTGCAGGCGACACCAGCGAGGGCGTGGTGATCTACAAGGACACCGGCTCCGCCGCAACCTCGCCGCTGATCGCCTACATCGACACCATCACCGGCTTCCCTTTGGCGACGAATGGCGGCGACATCACCATCCAGTGGGACAACGGCGCCTACAAGATTTTCAGCCTGTAGGGGCGCGGCATGGCGGGCGACGCATACTACGGCAGTGTCAGCCTTCTGCTGCATTGCGACGGCGCAAACGACTCCACCGCCTTTGTGGACTCTAGCCCGGCCCCGAAAACGGTTACCGCTGTCGGGGCCGGGAAACTCAGCACGGCGATTTTTAAATTTGGGACCGCTAGTGCAGTGTTTGGAACATCAACCGCCAACGCGGTTAACTGCGCCGCAAGCCTCGGCTATACCGCACAATCCGCGCCCTTCACGATCGAATGTTTCGTCTACCCCACCGCTTACTCCGCCACAGGCGGCCGGATGGTTTGCGCCGGAGGCGGCGCTGCAGCGTATAACTCCACCACAGGTATTCACTGGCTGCTTCAGTCTAATTCAACCGGCGTGGACTTCCAGTGGTGGAACGGCGCGGCGTCCGCGTCACTTACTGCGCCCATCCCGCTGAATCAGCAGGCTCATGTCTTGGTTTCTTACGACGGGACGACCGTCAGGCTATTCTTGGATGGCGTCCTGAAAGCCAGCTTGGCGTCAACGATGGCGTCTCCGTCTACAACTCCGACTCTATCGCTCGGGGCAATCCCCGGGGAGCCCGCTGGCGGAAATAATTACACCGGCTACATAGACGAGTTGCGAATCACGAAGGGTATTGCCCGGTACACTTCGGCGTTCTCGCCCCCCAGCGCAGCATTCCTAGACTATGCTGGGCAGGTGTCGGGCGTTATCCGTGACGATGCTGGTACGCCGTGCGCGAGGACTGTGCGGGCCTATCGCCGGGATACAGGCGCACTGGCTGGGGCCACCGTCAGCGATGGTTCCACGGGCAGCTACACCTTGTCCTTGCCGACCACCGACGAGGTAAGCCGCATCGTGCTGGATGACGTGGCAGGAACGCTCTATAACGACCTGATCGACCGGGTGATCCCGGCTTGATGCGATGAGCTACACGCGCCCCCCAGCCAGCGCAGCGGACGCCACCTGGCAAGGCGCGGTAACCTACGTGCGCCCGGATGCCGGCAGCGCCGACGCTGCGTGGGCGGGCGAAGGCGCGGTAGGGTTCGCCACGACAGTGTTCGGCCTAGCACTCAGCGGCCGCGCGCAGGCGGCATCTGGGTTCACGTCTGGCTACTTCGGCGTACCGCTGGCGCCGTACGCATCGACTGGGTTCCAGGCAGCTGCCTTTGGCACACCCTTCGGCGTGTTCAAGCAGATCGGGCTGGCAGCAGGATTCCGCGCAACTTCGCTCGGTTCGGCGTCTACGCCTCTGCCCGTCAGCGGGTTCATCGGCACCCGGTTCGGCGCGACAACCGCCGCGTTCTGGCAAATATCGGATGCGAGCGGGCTTCTAGCTACGCACCCCGGCGACCCGTTCGGCCAGCAGCACTGGAGCGCAGAGCCCGTAGGGCTCGTCACACGATTCTCGAAAGCCTTCTACGCATTCGCGCAGACGCAGGCAGCGACCGGCCGCCGCGACACGACGTTCGGCCAACCCATGGCGTTCCGCATCTTGGCGCCAAACACTGCACAGCTCACGCGGGCGTTCGGCTTCGCGCCCACGGCTGTCGGAGCCCCGACAGCTGGGTGGCTGCAGACGGCCGGTGTGGCAGGGTTCGTGGCGAGCCGCATCGGCGCACCTTCAAGTGCCATCGCGCAGCGCGCGTCCGGCATCGCAGGCGCTGTCTTTGGCTCCTCTACGGAGAGCACCGGCGCGCACCCAGCGGGCTTCGCGGTGACCGTCATCGGTAGCGCAAGCATGCGCCTGACGCAGCCTGCGGCAGGCATCAACCAACCGGCCAGGTTTGGCCTCGCATCCTCCGCGCGCAGCGACACGTTCGCCGCGTATGGCATCAACCGCTCAGGGCGTGTCGGTCACCCGACTGGTTTCTCCCGTTTCAATTACCCAGCAGTTGGGTTCCGTGGAATGTACATCGGCACTCCGGTGTGCCGTGAAGTACACCGCGCGCCGCACATGCCGCCCGGAACCATCTTCGGCAAGCCGCTGCTGCGCAGGACTCCGCTATGCTGACCTTTACGAAATTCTCTGGGATCAACAATGTCCTGCCATCGCACCGACTGGGCGACGACGCGCTGGCCGCAGCGGCCGACGTTGACATCGGAGCGACCGGCGACCTGACGCGTCGCGCGGGGTACGTGGAGCAGGAGCCAGGGTGCCACAAGAACGTGCACCAGGCTGCCGGTTTTCTCTTGGCCACGCGGGACGGTGGCGAGCTGGTTTCCATCGCCGGCACAACCACCAGCCTGCACCCTGCCCTGGGAGTCGCCCGGGTCTGGTACTGCAACCTTCCAGACGGCCGCACGGCGTTCAGCAACGGCAGCATCACCGGCATCACGGACGGCGCGGCGCTGACCGACTGGGGCGTCCCCGTGCCAGACAGCATCGGTGCGCTGACGCCGGTTGCGGGCGGCCTCGATCCCGGCGACTACCAATACCAGATCACCTACGTGCGCCTGAGCGACGGGCTGGAGGGTGGGGCCGCGTTCAGCAACCCCATACAGGTTCCAGATGGCGGCATCCTGCTTACCGGCCTGCCGCAGCTCGACGGCCACAAAATCAACGTGTACCTGACTGGGGCGAATGGCGAACACGCCTACCTGGCGGGCAGCACTGCCAGTGCTTCGTTCAGTTACCTCGGCAAGAACGATGCGCTGGCCCTGCCGTGCAAAACCGGCAATCTCGGCCCCGCGCCGGTCGGAACAGTGCTGGCGTTCTGGCGCAGCCGCGTCCTGGTGGCGGTCGGGAACGTCCTCTATGCCTCCCTGCCAAACCAGTGGGAGTTGTTCGACCCGCGCCGCGACTTCAAGCAGTTCAGCGCGCCCATCACCCTGATCCAGCCAGTGGACGGTGGCGTGTTCGTCGGGACGGAAAAGGAGCTGGCGTTTCTGTCCGGCACCGAGTTCGACAGGCTGACCTACGTGCAGGTTCTGGACGGGCCGACCGTCCTTGGTTCCGGTGTGGCCGTGCGCGGCGAGCTGGTGTGGCGCGGGAAGGCCGTGGGGCAGGGCGCTGCCATGGTCTGTATTGCAGGGCACGGCATCGTGGCCGGGTTCAGCGACGGCGGCATCGTGCGCATGACTGAGGGGCGCTATGCCACGGGCGTGACTGAGGTGGCGGCCACGTTCCGCATGGTCGAAGGCGCCCCGCAATACCTGGCAGTCCCGCAGTGAAAAGCCTAACAAACCAGCACTGGACCAGCCTTTCCGGTGAGCCCATCACCGGGCGCATACCGCCGACCCTGCGCATCATGAACGGCGTGGAACCGACCCCGCCGCAGATGGGGGAGATCGCGCACCACTACAAACTGATGACGCTCGCCATGAAAGTATCGATCATCCCGTACATGGTGCAGGAGCGAACGCTGGTGGACGGCACGCGCGTGCGCATGGTGTCGAGCTATGGCGTGGACACGGTGATGGCGTGGCCCGCAGGCGGCAAGAAAAATAACTTCGATCTCCCGCACGGCTTTGTCGTCGTCACGCCGTACAGCGTGCCGCGCATCTACGCGCGCAACAAGGAGACAGGCGTCTGGTCGTTCTCCAGCAAGTTCGTACCCCAGGCTGCAAAGGGGATAGCCAGTACCAACCAGGTCTATCAGCTCGTCACGGACAAGCTGCCGACGATCTTCCCGCTGGTCCTCGGCAGCGACAAATTCCTATGGGACTGGGCCGCTCACAAGACAGAAGCGGGAGACGCAGAACCGGCTCCGATCCCGATCAACCTTGAGCTACAAGACCCAGTAAATGCGGCGAAACGCAAGTACCACCCGACGCATTTTTCCGGCGACGGGAAAGTGCTGGACAAGGCGGCCGTGACGCTGTTTGAGATGGATGACGTGCTCCCGGCATGGGACTTAGACAATGAAGCACCACTAGAGCGGCTTCCAGCGGCTACAGACTCGTCTGGAAAGCTCGCCACACTGCAGACCTATCGAGAGAAGCAGTGGCTCAGCACCGATTATTTCGATGTGCAGCACCGTCACGCGATACTCAAACGCACAGACGATGCGGCCTATGCCCTGTCCTTGCCGTACGTGGATGAGAGTTTCCGGGTCCCGGCATGGGCGGGGACGACAGAATCTGTCCACAGGGCTTTGAGCAGCCTCGACGATGCTGCGCCAGACCACGGCAAGATACAGCTCACCAATGTATCATCCACAGAGCCGCTGTTCGGACCGCAGGCGGCTGGCGAGTTTGTGTCTGACTTCAACTCCGGTTACTACTGGAAGGAAATACCAGGTGTCACGCGCACTTATTTCGGCGTCGTCGGCTATACGACTACGCCAATCACAGCGCCCACCATCGTGGAAAGCGGCAATGCATTCACGCTCGAGTCAGAGTACACACCGAGCACAGTTTCTGACCCGATCTGCGTTGCCGCGCTGCCAGAACTCGACACGATCCGGCTCGCCACCATCACCAACGAGATCGTGTACCCCAGCACGGAGTACATGCGAGGCGGGGTGGCTTACGCCAGCACGGGCTGGGCGCCGGGGTATTTTGAATACGGGACCGAGGCTGTCTTCATCGACCGCAGAGACTCAAGATACACGCGCACCGGAACGCCACGCCTGAAACTGTCCATCCAAGGATCTGAATGGCTGGCCGCGTACTACTTGTTCGAGGGCGTTGTCGATGGCCGACTCATCGGCCGGCACGCCACAGACAAGGAATACCACAAGCACGACGGCAACCTTGCACTTTGGCGCGGGTACAACCTCGTCCCAGGCGGTCAGCCTACCTGGAGTCCAAAGACGACGCCTACCGCAATCGGGCAATACGCGACGTTCCACCTGGACTACGAGTCGCAGATTCTGGCCAACGACAAGAAGGCGGAATTCACCGCGATGCTTGACACGCCGCAAGGGTGGAACACCGTCATGGAGGTCAAGGAGCACCCGGCCATGACCGGCGAATACACCTTCACCAGCCGGCACATCATCGACTTCGACAGCCGCGCCGGGTTCCTCGCGGCAATCGTGGTGGAGGTCGTCTGCACTGGTGCGCGCTGGGACCAGAACATGGACAGCAGCTACCCAGGGGCGCTCAAAGTCACAACGGACCCGGAGTACGCCGTCGAGATCCGTTTCGAGAGCGACTGGAACGGCATGAAGGCGAGCAAAGTATTGGCGGCCGCAAGCGCCGTGCGCCCAGCGTTCGAGTTCACGCTGATCCGCAGGGACAACCCCTACATATACCCCGTCTTTGACCCATCCAAAGACCTGGCCATACGCATGCCGCCCGACATAAGCCCGCCCATCGACCTGTATCGGCAGATAAAGAGCCTCGTTGGCGGGCAGGGCGCCAACGCGCGGCTGGCGGTTCAGGATGCCATCCCTGATGTTCCGCCAGGAGCCAAGAGCGACAAGAGCGACAAAGGCATCGAGTTTTCAGCGATGAAGAACGGCGAGGAGATCCCGCACCGCAAATACGCGACGGGGCAGTTGTATGTGCGCCAGTTCAAGCTGAGCGACTTCCAAGACGCACTGTGGCTGCTGCACTCCACAGCATGCGATGCGCCAGAGAACAACTTCTACGGGCCGCCGGACGGCTCAGATCCACGGCCGCCATGGTTCTACATGCCGGCGCTTGGCGAGGCGATCAAGAACGAGGTCTTCCGCATCGAGATGCGCGACGGCCAGATCGTTGATTGGACCGACGAGATACCCGCAAAGCCAGGCAGCGTGAAACCTGCAAAAAACGACCGTGACGTAAAACTTTACAGGGTGTGACCATGACCAACGCCATCGCAATGAACACAATGACCGGCGCCGTCTCTGAATACACGGGGTTCGGGTTCCAGTCCATCACGCCGACGCATGCTGGATCAGCTACGGGCCTGTTTGCGCTGGGCGGAGACACTGACGCGGGCCTGCCTATCGTGGCCACCATCACCACGGGAAAGCAACTATGGGGCGGAACGCTCAAGAAGATGCTGCAGATGGTGTATTTCTCGCTCAAGGGGAGCGGCACCAGCACCCTGACCGTGACCGGTGAGAGCGCCGGCTACAGCTACCAGTTCCCGGTGCGGGAGACCGGACAGTCGCGCAGCAAGCCAGGGCTTGGCATCCGCGAAAACTACCTCGCCTTCGGCTACAGCAACACCGACGGCGCCGCTTTCCAACTTGACCGCATCGAGGTGCTGGTCGCTGAATCCAAGACCCGGAGGGTATAAACCATGGCATCCGCAGCAGAACTTGTCAACCAGTCGTTCGCCATCGCGCAGAACTACGCCAATACCGCGCAGCAGGCGCTGACGGGGTTCACCGATGCGCTGAACACCAGCATCTACGCGCCGCCGACGCTGAGCGTGACATGGAACAGCCTGGCAGCGCCGACGCTGCCGAGCCTGCCGTCCGTGCCGACGATGCCGACCATTGCGTTTGCAGCGCCGACTGCGCCCGGGGAATGGGCGCTTGCGGAGCCGACCATCACCGTTGACGACTTCACAGAGCTTGCCCCCACCCTGGACCTGCCGATCGCGCCGACCGTGAGCTACGGCACGGCGCCGACGATACCGTCCATCACGGATGTGACCATCCCGGACGCTCCAACGCTTGCCGCCGTCGCCGTGCCGACTTACCTCGGCCTGAGCACGCCGACCTTCGGCGGGGTGGACCTGCACACCGACTACCTGACCAAGCTGGAAAACATCCCGACGCTCGACCTGGTGGCGCCGACGCCCTACAGCTACGCACTCGGGCAGGAATACGCCTCCACGCTGTTGTCCAACCTCAAGGCCACGCTAAACAACCGCCTGTCTGGCGGCACCGGGCTGCCGGCCGCTGTCGAGCAGGCGATCTGGGACCGGGCCCGCAGCCGCGAGACGCAATCCGCGCTGGCCAACGAGGCCGAGGTGATGCGGACCAGCGAGGCCATGGGCTTCCAGCTGCCTAGCGGCGTGCTGGCGGCGCAACTGCGCGAGGCCCAGCAGGCGTATTACGACAAGCTCTCGGGCCTGTCGCGTGATGTGGCCATCAAGCAGGCAGAGCTGGAGCAGGAGAACCTGAAGCAGACCATCGCTGCCGGCATGGACCTGGAGGGCAAGCTGATCGACTACAGCCTCAAGCTGGAGCAGATCGCATTCGACTCCGCCAAGACCGCCGCCGACAACGCCATCCAGAGCTACAACGCCCAGGTCGAACAGTTCAAGGCGCTGCTGTCCGCCTACAACACCTACGCGGTCGCCTACAAGACCATCATGGACGCCGAACTGTCCAAGGTTGAGGTGTACAAGGCCGAACTGCAGGCCGAGCAGACGAAGGCCCAGGTCAATAACTCCCTGGTGCAGCAGTACAAGGCGCAGATTGAAGCTGGCCTGGCCTACGTGGAAATCTACAAGGCCCAGGTCGGCGCGGCCAATACGCTGATCCAGCTGGAGCAAGCCAAGATCGGCGCGGCCGGCGAGCAGATCCGGGCCTACGTCGCCCAGGTCAACGCCGAAACCTCCAAGGTCGAAGCCTACAAAGCCGGTGTGCAGGCCGAAGCGACCAAGGTCGAGGTGTACCGAGTCAAGGCCCAGGCGTTCAGCGCCAAGACGGGGGCACAGGCTGAGAAGGCCCGTGCCGAGATCAGCCGCTACACCGCGCTGGCACAGGCCAAGGAAGCGCAGTGGCGCGGCTATACCGCCCAGGTCGAGGCCGAGCGCAGCCGCATCGCGGCGCTGGGCACGCAGTCCACCGCGCTGCTGGAGGGCTACAAGGCAGGCGCGGCGGCCGTCGAGACGGAGGCTGGCATGCACACCAAGGTATGGGAAACCCAGATCCGCCAGTACGAAGCGAGCCAGAACATCGCCATCCAGGCGGCGAAGATCAACGGCGACTTCACAATCCAGACGAACAACGCCCGCCTCGACGCCGCCAAGGCAGGCACGCAGGTGTACGCGCAGCTCACCTCCAGCGCCTACGGGATGATGCACACCAGCGCCGGCATCAGCGGTACCGCATCCATGAGCGTGGGCTACAGCTACGGCGGCGATGTGACTGGCACGGTCTCGCCACTGACGTCGATAGGGTAGCGGCAGACCCGCCGTACGCCTCCTGGCCCAAGCGGCCCCGCACGGGGTAAAATCCCCGCATCTCACCGGAGCCTCGCGGCCATGAAGGTGTTCCAACCAAGGAACACCTATGGCCCAGCGCCCGCAACCCTCTCTCCGACTCGCTGACGGCGGCAGCTTCCTCACCAACTGGGCGCAGAAAGTCATGCGGCCGAACACCGCGGCCAAGCGCCTGCGGGAGATCGAGGCGCAGCCCCCAGC